GAACGGCTCCAACAGCTCCAACAGCTCGAACGTTCGGCGACGCGGCTCTCGACCACATCACTCAGTTACGAGTCGGTGCCAATTCTTCCAAACTCAGTTATCTACTGCGATCCTCCCTACGCCGGTACAGTCGGATACACGCGGTCATTTGATCATGATAAATTCTGGCAATGGGTGCGCACATCGCCTCACAAGATATTCGTCTCTGAGTACACAGCCCCTCCTGATATGAAAGTGGTGATGGCAATCAGACATCAAAAGACTAATTCGCAAACAAGCGTAGGGAGCGTAGAGAAGGTATTCACGAACTTAGCCAATCCAAAGAATTTAATATAAGATAGAGATGTGTTTACGCTTGAAAACCCAGGTAAAGGCCGCCCAAAGGGCTCAGTAAGCAAAACAACGCTCATTTTACGCGATATTTTAGACACAAATGGCATCAATCTAGTCGAGCAGATCCTNTTTAGAATCCCNAAACTAGAGCCAGAGGTGCAGGTCAAGACGCTCATCGCGCTCTTGCCGTACGTTTATCCTAAGCTTGTGTCACATACTCTAGAGACTAAAACTCCCGAGCAGCTTGCGCTTGAGTCACTTTCAGGCGATGCTCTAGAGCAAGAAGTCTTTAAAGTATTGGAGGCCAAGCATGGCAAAATCATCGAAATCAACCCCGCTAACCGAGCGCAAAAAGAAACTCCCAAAGAAACTCCCTGAAGCTGCACAGCCCGCAGTAATGACCGAGGCTCAGCGCAGAGCCTTTGTCCAACTGAATGGCCGTGAGCCGTCATGACTGCTCAAGAGTCTTGGGATAAGATCATGGCTCAGCTTGGCGAGAGCTACATCAAGCTCGACATAATCCTCGAAGAGATCGCAAAGCTAAAGAAACAGGCTAGCGAAATTGGACGCGGTTAAGCTTCGTCCGTCTAACGATGGCGACTCTCACTTTATCTATTCGTCGTGGCTGCAAAGCTTCCGCGAAATCAACGTCTTAAAGCTAAAAGATCTAGTCAGCGAAGCCAGGGAATACAAAACCGGCCCAGCTCTTTGGGACAGAGAATCTTATTTTAAGAGGCAGCGCCATCTTATCGCTGAAGTTCTCAAAGTCTCAGAGGTCAGCGTGTGCTGCTCTCCCGACGACGAGGGCCAGATCTTTGGCTTTATAGTCTACCGAGACTACGCGCCGGCGATTCGCATTATATCCTACGTCTATGTGAAGCATACCTTCCGCAAGCTTGGGATGGCTCGCAAGCTATTCGAGGCTCTGGGCGAGTGCCATGTAGCAACTCACGGGGGAGTTTCAACAAAGAAGCTAATCCAAAAGGCTGGGCTCGTTTACGATCCTTTCTTTGACTACGAACTGGGGGCAAAATGATCGAAGTAGAACCATCCGACGGCGAGCTGGCAGCTAACAATCTGCGGTTCGTTGAGAAAGAAATCCGAGAGATGCTCAAGGGCCGTGAAGAGGATATCGAGCAAGCGCTTTACGAGCTCGGTCGGGCTAGCAGAGAAGAGATCGAGGACATTGTCGGCGTTATTGTAACGCGCAGATACAACATTGAGGACACCACAAAATATGAGGAGCTGCAAAATGAAGTTTGAATCAATCACATTAGGATCTTCGATCAAGGTCGGGGACAAGCAAGAATATAGCTATTACGCGGAGAAGGGCTACGAGATCACCTTCGAGCAAGGCATCGTAACTATCAAGGACTCGAAGGGCGGCGAGGCGTCTGTCTTCACGTCAAACGTGAAATGCTTCAAGCTCATTAAGGTAAAGGCTAAAAAGGAAACAGCTGTATAGCCGAGATGACATTCTCAGGGCTTACTTGGTCAAGAGGTCGGCTATTGTCGATTTCGCCGCACAGCTGTTTCCTAAGCAACGCGCCTTTGTAGACGACAGGGCTAGCCGCAAGGCTGCCTTGTGTACGCGTCGAGCAGGCAAATCCGTATCAGCGTCTAGGGTCTTGGCTCAAGCTACCCAGGACCATCCTGGCGAGATAGCGCTCTACATCTCACTCACTCGGGACTCGGCAAAGCGCATCATGTGGCCCGAGCTCGTTAAGATGAACGACAAGCAGCGTCTCGGCTGGGACATGAGCGAGTCGTCTTTAACCGTCAAGACTCCCAATGGATCACTTATCATCTTGGTCGGCGCTGACGCGGTAAACATCATGGACCGGCTACGCGGCGCTAAGTATTCTGTCGTGGTTATCGACGAGGCTCAGGGCTTTAGGGCTCATCTACAAGCCCTTGTCGAAGACGTTCTAGAGCCAGCATGCCTTGACCTTAGAGCCACAATCTATCTACTCGGCACGCCTGGCCCGATCCCTAACGGCTATTTTTACGATGCGACTAACGGGCAGCACGGCTATTCTGTGCATCGTTGGTCTGTGCTTGATAACCCTTTCATGCAGCACGCTAAGAACTATATCGACGACATGCTCGTTAAGCGTGGTTGGACTCGGGACAATCCCACGTTCCGAAGGGAGTGGTTGGGCGAGTGGGTTATCGATCTTGATGCCTTGGTTTACCGCTTTAGAAGATCGCGCAATGTCTACAGCGACATGCCCAAAGGCGTGACTGTTACTAGAATCATGGGCATGGACTACGGTTGGAACGATAAGACAACGTGGTCAATCGTCGCCTATTCGGACAGGCTGCCCGACACTTGGATTCAACACGTTGAGGGCGGTAGCGAGATGATACCTTCCCAGATTGCAGAGACAACGCTAAGGCTCATCAAGCAATTCAGCCCTTCCGAGATTGTTGCTGACACCGGAGGCTTGGGCAAATCTATCACTGAGGAGATGATTAGGCGCTACAGCCTACCGATCAAGCCCGCGGAGAAGACCGAGAAGCTGACCAACATTCACTTGATGAACGGCGATTTTATTGACGGTAACTTAAGGGTACACGCCTCTTGCGTTGATCTTATCTCTGAGTATGAAACGCTAGTAAAGAACGCCAAGGGTAAAGAGCAGGACGGGATGGCTAACGATTACTGCGACTCAAGCCTCTACGCATGGAGAAAAGCCAAAGCCTACGCACATGTTCCGGTCAAAGAACTGGATGAGTATGAACGCGCCGCAGCCGAAGAAGACGCTATGGAAAAACAGTTGGAAAATCGACTTATGAGACAAAAAGAGCCATGGTGGGCACATTAATGAATCAAAAAGAGCTAAATAACCTCAAGAAACTCTTAAAACTGCTTCAAGATAGCGGCGTAACCGAGTTTGCAAATGGGCCAATGCTAGTTAAACTGGATAAAATCCCTAATAAAGCCGTCAAAGATATTGTAGACATGCCCCGAAAGTCACAAAAAGAGATAGATGAGGAAGTCCTTTTCTACTCGTCAAGATGAGGTTTTATGAAAACAGTTATCAATCCTTCACAAGTCGCTGCGGCTCAATCCTTTGCTGCCACAGTTAACGTAAACCTGCCCGAGCTCTTCGATCTCTACGGCCTAGCGCTCCAATTCAATTGGTCGGCTGCTAACGACATGGTTGGCTCGCTCAAGCTGCAAGTGTCTCTTGATGACGGTAGCAACTGGGTTGATTACTCTGGCTTTACCGCAATCACAGCGTTTACCGGCTCAGCTGTGTGGTTCTTGGATAACAAAATCTTCCCGTTCAAGAGAGCTCGGTTGGTTTACACTCGCACCTCTGGCACTGGAACGGCTGGCATCTGGATCTCGGGGTGCAGGCTGTGAGCTGGTGGACAGACCCAGACTGCTCCCAATCACTTACTAAATTAGTCCAACAGCTCTACGAAAACCAAGCGGGGCTACGCGCTGAGAACCTCAAGCACGCTAGGCTGTATGGAAACCTAGAAATCCTAGGGCTAACGCCAGGCGCTTACTCTCGCCCCATCCTCTCGCTGAGTTCTTCTAGAGTTACATGGAACGTAATCGAGTCTTGCATTGATACGGCGGCGGCAAAGATAGCAAAGAACAAGCCTAAGCCTACCTTTCTGACCTCTGGAGCAGATTGGGGCATGCAACAAAAGGCTAAGAAGCTTGAAAAGGTCGTCACCGGACAATTCTATGAGTGCCAGACATACGTCGAGTCAGCCAAGTGCTTTGTTGACGCTGCGGTTCTAGGCTCAGGCATCATGAAGGTCTATGGATGTGACGGGCAGGTAGTTAACGAGCGCGTGTTAGTCGAGGAGTTTATCGTCGACCCTGCAGAGGCGCATTACGGCAAGCCTAGAAACCTTTATCAGCGCAAGCATGTTAGTCGCCAAGCTTTGATGCAGGACTTCCCCGAGCACGAGCTAGCGATCTCAGCGCTCAAGCCTGAGGATTACGCTATGGACCCAGGCTATGGCTCCGACTTTGTCGTGTGCTACGAGGCATGGCACCTACCCTATAAGAATTCTGCGGATGGCCGTCACGCTATAGCTATCCAGGGAGCTCAACTCCTAGGCGAAGAATACAAGCGCGCCGTGTTCCCCGTTGCCAAGTTACCCTACAAGCCAAGGCAACTCGGCTGGTATGATAAGGGCATTGCTGAGCAGATCGTCGGGATTCAAGTGCAAATCAACAAGATGTTGATGGACATTCAGCTCTCGGACTATCTCAACTCGGCTCCGACATGGTTGGTCGAGAACGGGTCTAAGATTGTCTCGGCTCACATCAACAACGAGATCGGTCACATCATTAAGTACACAGGCATTCCTCCCGAGCTTAGGGTCTGGGCCACTTATCACCCCGAGAAGGCTCAACAGCTTGAGTCACTTTACAACAAGGCTTACGAGCTCGTTGGCGTTAGTCAACTGTCGGCCAGCGCTCAAAAGCCATCGGGTCTAGATAGCGGCAAGGCTTTGCGTGAGTATAACGATATCGGCTCAGAGCGTTTCGTCCAAGTAGGCCAGCGATGGGAGCAGTTCCATATGGACATTGCCAGCCTTAACGTAATGGTCACTAAAGAGATGTACGAAAAGGACAAGGGATTGAGCTTCACGGCTCGGGGTAAGAAGTTCATTCAGCAAATCAAGTGGTCCGAGGTAGACATGGCGGAAGACAAGTATGTGATGCAGATCTTCCCAACGTCGTCGCTTCCCGACACCCCAGCCGGACGCATGCAATACGTTCAAGAGCTAATGACTGCGGGCCTGATTGATCCCGATACCGGCGTTGAGCTGCTAGACTTCCCCGACCTCGAAGAGAGCAATAACCTACGCTTTGCCGCTAGAAACGTAGCGCGTGAAACCGTTCAAATGATCATTGATGACGGCAAATATCGCCCGCCCGAGCCCTTTGACGACCTAGAGTTCCTCAAGAAATATGCACAAATGTCATATAATTACTGCACGAATTCACGAGGCACCTGAGGAAACCCTAGAGTTGCTTAGGCGTTTGATTGAGCAGTGCCAGCAAATGCAGGTTCCCGAAGAGCCTACCGGCGACCCAATGGCTCAAGATATCCCAATGGGCGCTGGCGTCGGAGCCCCGCCCCCGCTTCCCATCGCACCACTAATGCAAGCTGTATAAAATAAGGAGATACTATGGACCCAATTATTGAAACCGTGACACAAACTGACGCAGACCTAGCGGCACTCTTAACTACTGAAGCGCCCGCAGAGGTTGCGGAAGTTGTAGAAGCCCCAAAGGTAGAGGAGCCAGCTAAAGAGGGCCCGCTTGGAGGCCGCTTTGTCGAGCTAGCCAAGCGTGAGAGACAGCATCAACTAGAGATGCAAAAGTTTAAGGCAGAATCTCAGGGCTTCAAAGAGTTTCAGCAAGCAAAGATAAACGCCGAGAAAGATCCGCTTGCGTTTCTAAACTCCGGAGGGATCACGGAGGACAAGGTTGAGAAGTTCTACGACGCGTTGACCATGCATTTACTAGACGGCAAAAGCCCAGCTAACGCAAAGTATCGTGAGCTAGAATCTAGGATCGAGCAAATGTCTCGCGACAAAAAAGAATCTGAGGAGCGCTCTGCGGCTCAATCTGCAGATTCTCAAAAGGCTCATGCCGAGCGCCAAGTCGCTGACAAGGTAAGAGAAGCCGGAGATAAGTTTGAGTTGATTAATACTTTCGGACGCCATGACCTTGTTTGTCAGGAGATTGTGCGTCATTATAAAGAGACGAACGAAGAACTAACTATAGAAGCAGCTGCAGACAAAATCGAAAAACTACTAGAAGCAGAGGCCGACAAGGCTTATCAAACCAAAAAGTACCAAGCTAAATACAAAAGCGCTCCAAATGCCCTTAAGCTTGAGACGAAAACTTTAACTAATTCAGCATCCAATGGCACGACACAGCCTCCTCGCGAAATGAGCGATGACGAGACTATGGCTTGGGCTACTCGGGTGCTTCAAAAATAGGAGCTTACAATGCCACTTAACCTGACCAATTTTGCACCCATCCTCAAAACTCTTTTCACACCTTCCAAGGTCGAGAATCTCGTCTATAAAGGCAATCCCTTTCTAGCTTCTTTGCCTAAGAAGACCGACTTCTACGGCTCTGACCGTAAGGTTCCCATGATCTACGGAAACCCCCAAGGTCGTTCGGCTAGCTTCACAACTGCTCAAGGCAACAAGGGCAACACTGCTTCAATCGCTTTCCTCGTCACACGGAACAAGGACTATCAACTCCTTTCCATCGACGGCGAGACGCTTAAGGCATCTGCTAACGACGCTGGCGCTTTCCTCGCAGCTCGTAAGACAGAGATCGAGAACGGCTTCAAGAACATCACTTCGGCTTTGTCTGTTGACGTTTTCGGCAACGGCTCAGGCGTTCGTGGTCAAATCTTGGCTGGTTCGGCTATCAACACCTCGACCCTTACCTTGTCGGATCGCTCTGACATTGTGAAGTTCGAAGTCGGCATGCAACTCCAAGTTTCATCTGCTAACGGCGGCGGCGCTGTCCGCACTGGAACCATGTTCGTTGTTAGCGTTAACCGCTCGGTTGGCTCTTTCGTCGTCGCTGCTACTGCAGGCGGCGCTCCCGCAGCTGCTGACACTTTGATTGCGGCCATTGCTGCTAGCGACTTTATCCTCGCAGCTGGCGACTACGACGCTAAACTGAAAGGCCTTCAGGCTTGGTTGGTTTACGGCGGCGTAAGTTCCACCACTTTCTTCGGCGTTAACCGTACAACTGATTCTGAGCGTCTCGCTGGCGTTTGGTCTGATTTGTCGGCTCTCCCCATCGAAGAGGCTTTGATCGAAGCCGGAACACAAATGCAAGTCGTCGGCTCTATGGTTGACCGCGTTTGGATGAACCCCGTCAAGATGGCAGACCTCGTTAAGTCTCTCGGCGCTAAAGTTCAATACGTTGATATGAAGATCGGCGAAATCGGGTTCCGTGGCGTTCAACTGCAACTCAACGATTCTGTTGTTGAAGTTTTCAGTGATCGCAACTGTCCCAAGGAACGCATGTTCTTCCTTCAAACTGATAGCTGGCTCTTGCACTCCCTCGGTGAAGCACCTGGGATTCTGAATCTTGACACCCTCGAAGCTCTGCGCGAAGCGACTTCGGACGGTATCGAGATCCGCATCGGTCACTACTCGCAGCTCGTTTGTACCGCACCTGGCTACAACGGCGTATTCAAGATCTAATCAACAAGCGGGGCTCTCTTAATCGGGAGCCCCGACTCTTTACCCTACGCGGGGGCCTAAATCGCGATGCGCTCAGGCGCTATTAGGAGAACATAATGGCTAATAAATATCTTCAACAATTCTTTTATTCCAGGACTAAGAAACTTTGCGCTATCCATGGGCAAATTCTTATTGCTGCGGACGCTTCGGTTACAAGCACGACTATCATCGGCGCTACTGTAGCTAAAACGGGTACAGGTGAGTACACAATCACTCTCGATTCTAGCTACCAGGCTCTTATGAGTTTGCAGGCGTCTCTTTCCGCAGCCGTTGCTGTGGATTTGGTCGCTCAATTCGGAGCAGCCGACGTGGTTACAGCGAGAACTATCGTTGTGAGACTGAACACTGGCGCGACTCCTACAAATCCCTCTGCGGTTTGTAGAATCAACGTCGCTATCTTGCTCCGTGATTCAAGCGTGGTGATTTAATGATCCCTGGCATGCTTCAAGATGATGAAAAGCCTCTCGCGGCGATGCTTGCCGGTCCTTCTAAGAAGGAAGAGGAAACAGAAGAGGACGANACAGGCAATGCTAACGAGACTGCGCTCACTGCGCTCTCTGAGGACATGATGTTAGCCGTCAAATCCAATGACGCTAGGGGGTTCCGCGTTGCTCTAGATGGTTTCTTCGANATGAAGATGCTCAAAGGCAGTTCGGATATTTGATTTTTGAAGGGCCCTTCTAGGGGGAGGGGCCCTGCTTTAAAGGAGAAACATGGGCTTAGTCACCTTGGGATCACTTAGAACACAGGCAAAAGAGCGTGCGGACATGCTGAAATCGCGCTTTATCGCTGACTCGGAGTGGAACAGCTACATAAACCTTTCTTATGCCGAGCTCGAAGATCTTCTAATCGCCACCGCTGAGGACTATAAAACCATTTCTGCGACGATAANCGTCGACGGCTCACAAGATGCGGTTGCCCTTCCCGCTAATTTCTATAAGGGCATAGGCGTTGATTACGACGTATCAGGGCGAAAGCGCCCAATGGACAAGTTCATGTTTAGAGATAGAAACAACTATCAAAATCAGACAGAGCAAAACGTCTTACGTTATCGCTTTGTGAAAAACCAGATCCAATTCATTCCACGAGCCAGCGCCCAGAGTTTTACTCTATGGTATGTGCCCGTGACCACGCCTCTCGTTTTAGACTCTGACACTATGGACGGGGTAAACGGCTTTGAGGATTACGTTATAGTACGCTCCGCGATTCGTGCGCTCGTTAAAGAAGAGTCGAATCCGGCGGCTCTCATGCAAGAGCTATCCATGCTCAAGCAAAGAGTCATAGACATGGCGGCTAACCGTGATCAAGGGGCTCCCGAAAGAGTTACCGATGTTCTTCGTCCACAATATGACACGAACTTAGTGGGCTACGATGGCATTTAACTTTAGGACACTCTTTGTGAAGGACGGGGACGTGATACGTCTTCAGGCCAACATAAATGAAGCCCTAAGGACTATTGAGAATCTGCCATGGATGAACGGCGTTTTGCTAGAAAATATCGTGCTTACTAGCGGGGTTGATAACACAGTCAATCACGGGCTAGGCCGTTCTCCGAACGGGTTTGTCGTTATAGACAAGCAAGTGACTTGCGATGTGTGGCGCTCGCCGACAGTAAACAATTTAACCGATCTTTCCTTGCTTTTGCGCACAAGCTCGACGGCAACTGTTAAACTTTGGGTATTCTAGGAGAATAAATGCCAACAACTTTTACAACACCTTTAATGAATCTTGTTCTCCCAACGGTGGGCCCATCCGGCCAGGTTGGACCTACATACGCTACAAATCTAAACGTAGCCTTGGAGCGGGTCGACGCTCACAATCACACCTCGGGTAACGGGCAGCCTCTTACTCAAGGCGCATTTAACATTACTGGAGACTTAGAGCTCAACGGCAACGACTTGATAGAAGTCGCGGCAACGCTTTACGAGAGCAAGGCGCTTGTGACGGCTCAACTGTCTGCGGTTTATGTGGTTGGAGGTAATCTATACTTCAACAACTCGGCAGGGGTTGCTATCCAAATCACGGCGGGCTCTGGCATTAACCTAACTTCTCTCGGGACCATTGGGGGGGATTACTCTACCTCGACGGCTTCGGTGATTTACACGGACGCCACAAAGCTGTTCCTCTTCAAGCAATCTCCAACGCAGACTGCAAACTTGGCTTGTGGCCCAATTTTTATCTACGAGAACACGGTAGCCTCTAACTACACTAAGATAGAAAACCCAGTAGGCCTTGCGGCAAACCGGACTATCACGCTCCCCGCAAGTTTCCCAGGCTCGACCCTTCCTCTGAAGCTGTCGGCTTCCGGCGATATGTCTATCTCACAAATCGTCACTGCGGACATTACTGACGCCAACGTAACATTAGCTAAGATGGCTGCGGCATCTGTTGGAACGGCAAACATTGTTGACGCTGCGGTGACTACGGTAAAGATTCTAGACGCTAACGTGACTACGGCTAAGATCGCTGACGGGGCCGTTACGCCAGCTAAAAGAGCGGCGCTGGGTGAGCAAATTAGCGCTAGCTGTGGGGTGTTTAATCTCACGAGCTCTTCCACGTCCTTCTCAGACATAACAAATCTCACGGTAACCATAACGACAACTGGCAGGCCGATCTTTGTTGGGCTCATCCCTGCATCGACCACGGGAGACCCGTCATCAATGACTACAGTCACCGGCGGGAGCGGGAGCGTTTTGATTAGATATTTAAGGGGCGCGACAGCTTTAGGGAAACAAGCGTTAAACGGGACATTTTCTGCCATTTCAGGGCTCTCGACTATAGACGTAGTAGCGGCGGGAACTTACACATATAAAGCTCAAACATCTAACCTTACCGCGTTTTCTTCGCAGAGAATATTTACAGACATTAAGCTCATTGCCTTTGAGTTGTAAGCGATGTTGCAGAAACAAAACATATCGCTAATCTTTGGGCAGGGATTAAACCAGGCCGTTGACGAGAAAGTAGTTCCGGCTGGGAAGCTTTTGGTTCTAGAGAATGCTCGCATGGATAAGCAGGGCGCTCTCAACAAGCGTTACGGGCACCGCGAGCTCTCGAAGCTCAT